GGGAAATCCGTGGCGGCGCAGATTTTTGCTTTCTGATCTTGGGGGTGATCTTGCATGGCCGTGCCTGGCCGCAAGCCGAAGCCCCCCCTGCAGGTCGTCCGCGAGGGCAACCCGGGCCGCCGCCCTGTCCGCGAGGGCGTCAAGCTCCCGCCGGCCGCGCTGGTCGAGCCGGACTGGTCCAGCTTCTTCCCCTCCTCTCGGCTGCCGGCCAAGCCCAGGGCTCCGCGCGGGGCGGACGACGAGGAGCTGAAGGAGTATCGGCGGGAGGTCGCTGTCTGGCAGCGCCTGAAGCTGGCGATTGAGGCTGCTGAGTTCGGCCGCGAGGTGGCTTCCCGGGAGTGGGCGCGGGTCGTACCGGTGCTTCAGATGATGGCCGGGCTGACGGCGGTGGACCGGTCGACGGCCGTGGACTACTGCGTGTGTGTGGCCCGGCTGGAGTGGTGCGAGCGGCAGCTGTCTATCGAGGGCCTGGTGACGATGGGGCAGCGGGGACCGTGCCGGAACCCGCTGACGACCATCGCGTCGCAGTACCGGACCCAGTTGAAGGCGTACATCGGAGAGCTCGGCCTGTCGCCCAGTGCGCGCGGCCGGTTGACGCCGCCGGAGGGTGGCGACGATGGCGACGAAGACGACCCGTTCGACTGAGCAGCTCTCTGCGGCGGACGTCGACGAGGGCTTGCCGGTTCCGCGCGCGGCGCTGCATGAGCTGGGCATGGCGGACGAGGAGATCGCGGACGCGCTGCTGTCGCGGCCGTTGGTGACGGCGTTCCAGATGCCGGAGCAGTCGGGCGCCTGGTTCGACGTGGACGCGGCCCGGCGGGCGCTGAAGGCTGTGGAGTCGTTCAAGCACACCAAGGGCCGCTGGGGTGGGACGTTCCTACGGCTGGCGCCGTGGCAGAAGCTGTGGGTGATCCTGCCGGTTTTCGGCTGGTTGTGGAATGACCCGGAGCTCGGGCGGCCGGTGCGCGTGGTGCGAGCGTGCTGGATCGAGGTGCCGCGTAAGAACGGCAAGTCGACGCTGTCGTCGGGGATCGGCTTGACCCTGCTGCTGGCGGACCGAGAGACGGGCGCCGAGGTGTATGCGGCGGCCGGCTCGCTGGAGCAGGCGAAGCGCGTGTTCGACGACGCGAAACGGATGGCGCAGACGTCGAAGGCGGTGAAGGGCCGCGCCGAGGTGCTCACGAGCGTGATCCGGGTGCCGCGCACGGGTGGCGTCTTCCGGGCGCTGTCGCGGATCGCGGAGACCGCGCACGGACTGAACGTGTCCGGCGCGGTGATCGACGAGGTTCATGTCCACAAGTCGCGTGATCTCATCGACGCGATCGAGACGGGCACGGGCGCGCGCGACCAGCCGCTGATCGTGTTCATCACGACGGCGGATGATGCGCAAGAGGGTTCGATCTACGACGAGAAGCACTCCTACACCCGCAAGGTCGCGGAGCACGTCGTCGAGGACCCAGGCCATTACGGCGTGATCTGGGCGGCGGACGAGTCCGACGACCCGTTCGACGAGCGGACATGGCGGCGGGCGAACCCGGGCCTCGGGGTGTCGCCGACGCTGGCGTACCTGCGGCGTGAGGCGAGCAAGGCACAGGCCACGCCGTCGTACTTCCCGACGTTCCTGCGGCTGTCTCTGAACGTCCGCGAGAAGGCGTCCACCCGCTGGATCGACGTCCGCTCGTGGGACCGGGTGGCCGGCATGGTGGACGAGAGCGTGCTGAAGGGGCGCCGGGCCTGGGGCGGTCTCGACCTGTCCGCGGTGTCCGACCTCAGCGCGTGGGTGCTGGCGGTGGAGTCGAAGCAGCCGGGTGTCGAGGTCGAGCTGGTGTCCAGGTTCTGGCTGCCGTCGGAACGCCTGGAGGACCTGCAGCGGCACCTGCAGGTGCCGCTCGCGCAGTGGGCCCGCGAGGGCTGGCTGAAGCTGACCGAGGGCGACGCGATCGACTACGACACGATCGAGAAACAGGTGCTGGCGGACTGCAAGCACTTCGACGTGCAGTGGATCGGCTACGACCGCATGTTCGCCGGCCAGCTGGTGCAGAACGTGGACCGTGAGACGAAGCGCGGCGTGAAGGTGACGCCGATCTCGCAGACGTTCCTCGGCCTATCACCAGCCTGCAAGGAATTGGACCGGATGCTGGCCACGAACGCGTTCCGGCACGGCGGCCACCCGATCCTGCGGTGGATGGCCGGCTGCGTGGAGACGATCGCGGACGGCAACGACAACTACCGGCCGACGAAGCCGGACCGGAAGAAGTCGCAGGCCCGGATCGACGGGATCGCGGCGACGGTGATGGGCCTGGACGGGTACCTGCGCAGGCCGAAGGCGAAGTCCCGGATTGCGGTCGGATTCTGATGCGAGGGGGTGCTCGTGGCCCTCGCTGAGAAGCCGAAGCCGGGCGAGCCGCTGTGGTGGCTCGACAAGCTCTGGGAGGAGCTGGAGGAGCGACGGAAGTACGCGGAGACGATCCGTTGCTACTACTGCGGCGACCATCCGCTGGCGAACATCGCGGAGAAGGCGCGGGAGGCGTTCCGCAGGCTGCTGCGGCAGGCCCGCTCCAACTACGTCGGCCTCGTCGTGGACGCCACGGCGGAGCGTATCCAGGTGGACGGGGTGCGCATCGGTGAGGAGCGTGAGGGCGATCAGGAGGCGTGGCGGATCTGGCAGGCCAACAACCTGGACGCCGACTCCGATCTGCTGATCACTGAGGCGGTGAAGGTCGGTCGGGCGTTCGTGCTCGTCGCACCGAACCCGGACGATGCGAAGACGCCGATCGTGACGGCGGAGGACTGCACGCAGGCCATCGTCGCCTACAAGCCGGGCAGCCGGCGTGAGCGGGCCGCGGGGCTGAAGGTGTGGGAGGACGACTGGACGGGCGACCTGATGGCGACCGTCTACCTTCCGGACGCGCTGTACAAGTACGAGGCGCCGAAGCCGCAGCAGGGCACTGGCGGTAAGCCGCGCTGGGTGCAGCGGACGGTCGAGGGCGAGGCCTGGCCGGCCCCGAACCCGCTGGGGGTGGTGCCGCTGATCGAGATGCAGAACCGCCCGGATCTGCTGGGCGGCTGCATGTCGGAGATCGAGGACGTCCTCGACATACAGGATCGCATCAACAAGACGCTGATCGACCGGATGATGGCGCAGGAGTTCGCGGCGTTCCGGCAGCGGTGGATGACCGGCTATGAGGTGCCCGTCGACGAGTCGGGGCAGCCGATCGAGCCGTTCAAGGCGGCCGTGGACCGGCTGTGGGTGATCGAGGACGAGAACGTCAAGGTCGGCGAGTTCGGTGCCACCGACCTCGGCCCGTATCTCAACGCGGTCGAGGCGGACGTCAAGGACATGGCCGCCCGCACCCGCACCCCGTCGCAGTACCTGCTCGGCGCGATGGTCAACATCTCCGGTGACGCGCTGAAGGCTGCGGAGTCCGGTCTGGTGAGCAAGGTCAGGCAGAGGCAGCGGCCGTTCGGCGAGGCGATCGAGGAGGTCGTCCGCCTGTACCTGATGGCCGCAGGTGATGACCGGGACCTGTCGGCTATCGAGGTGATCTGGCACAACCCGGAGTTCCGCACCGAGGGCGAGCTCGTCGATGCGCTGGTGAAGATGTCCACGCTGGGTGTGCCGCGGGAGGCGCTGTGGGAGCGCTGGGGTGCCTCGCAGACGGAGATCGCGCAGTGGCGTGAGCAGGCCGACCAGCAGGCCGCCAGGATCCTCGGTGGCGACCCGGCCAGCCTGTTCGGGCCCAAGCCTGATCCGGCTGCACCGGAGCAGCCCGTGACCGACCCGGCGGCGGCCGATGGCAACGCCGGCTGAGCTGGGGCGTACCCGCTACCAGCAGGTGACCTCGGTGATCCGCTCGGTGGTCGAGCAGATCCAGCAGCTGTGGAAGGGAATGTCCGCTGCGTCGATCGAGTCCGACCTGGAAGGCAAGGCCGGTGCGGCGATCGTGTCGGCGGTCGCCGAAGGCCAGTTGACGGTGGCGGACGCGGCGCAGGCGTACATCGCCGCGCAGATGGCCGCCCAGGGCGGCTCCGCACTCGCGGAAGCCACGCTCGTAGCTGCAGCGTTCGCGGGGATCGCCCCGGACGGCGGCCCGCTGGAGACGCTGCTGTTCCTGCCCGCGATCGGTGTGAGGCGCCGTCTGGCAGCCGGGATGACGGCGGACGAGGCGATGCTCGGAGGTCTCGCCGACATGGCCCGGTACGCGTCGACGGCGGTCGCGGACACGGCCCGGTCGGCCGACCAGGTGGCGATGACGGCGAACCCGAACTGCGTCGCCTACGTGCGAGTGGTGCAACTGCCCGCCTGCTCGCGTTGCATCGTCCTGTCGGGCCGCATGTACAGCCGCAGCGAGGGCTTCCTCCGCCATCCGAACTGTGACTGCCAGACGCTGCCGCTACGCGAGAAGGACTGGCCGAGCGTGCCGACGCCTGCAGAGCTGTTCGACCGGATGCCGGAGGCCGAGCAGCGCCGGGTGTTCACCGTGGCCGGCGCGGACGCCATTCGATCCGGGGCCGATGTGGGCCAAGTCGTGAATGCGCGCCGCGGCATGGCGACAGCGCACATGGCCGGCCGGACCCTGCAGACGACGTCGGAGGGGACGACCCGCCGGGGCCTGTACGGCTCACGGATGCGCCGCGCGGGCGGCGAGTTCGCCCGCTTCCCGGGCCAGCGGTACTCGCGAGTGACGACCCCGCGCCTGATGCCGGAGGAGATTCTCCGGATCGCTGACAACCGAGCTGAGCAGCTGAGGCTGCTACGCCGGTACGGCTACATCGTCTAGCCGCCTTGAGTGTCCCCGCCGCGAGGGCGGGGTGAACGGAAGGACAGCCGCGATGGCTGACGAGAACACCAGCACCACCGACGTCACCGACGACACCGGATCCGCGACGGACACCGGACAGCACGACGACGTCACCGCCGGTCTCGGCGATGCCGGACAGAAGGCACTGACGGCCGAGCGTAAGGCCCGGACCGCAGCCGAACGGGCGGCCAAGTCGCAGCAGAAGCAGCTCGAAGAGCTGACCCGGCAGCTGCAAGAGTTCCAGGACCGCGACAAGACCGAGGCGCAGAAGCTTGCCGAGGCCAAGTCGGCGGCCGAGCAGCGCGCCACATCCGCCGAGCAGCAGTTGCTGCGCTTCAAGGTGGCTGCCGCCAAGAATCTGCCCGCGAACCTCGCGTCCCGCCTGCAGGGGGCGACCGAAGAGGAGATGACCGCCGACGCGGACTCTCTTCTGGAAGTTCTCGGAGCTCAGCAGCAGCGCAACACCCCGAGCTACGACGGCGGCGTGCGCAAGCCAGCCGCCGCCCCGACCGACATGAACGCCCTGATCCGCCGAGCGGCAGGGCTCTGACCCCTACCCGGCGCGGCTCGTCCCGGCCGGATCTCATCTGGAAGTGGAGGCACTGAGCCGTGCCGTACAACAACATCACCTCGCGCACCGACGCCGCAGCCCTCGTCCCCGAGGAAGTCTCGACCGCCATGCTCGGCAAGGCGATCGAGCAGTCCGCCGTGCTGAGCCTGTTCCGCCGGATCCCGGTGGGCCGCAACCAGGTCCGCCTGCCCGTCCTGTCCGCGCTGCCGACGGCCTACTTCGTCACCGGCGACACCGGGCTGAAGCAGACGACCGAGGTCAACTGGACGAACAAGTACCTCAACGTCGAAGAGATCGCGGTCATCATGCCGGTCCCGGACAACGTCCTGGCCGACGTCGACGCGAACATCTGGGACGAGGCCATGCCGCTGATGACGGAGGCCATGGGGCGCACTCTCGACGCGGCCGTCTTCTTCGGCACCAACGCGCCGGGCTCGTGGCCGTCGAACGTCGCTGCCGCCGCGACCGCCGCGGGCAACAGCGCGACGGCCAACTCGGCTTCCACCGCCGGTGCGTTCTTCGGCGACATCGACAACGCCTACGGCCTGATCGAGGCGGACGGCTATGAGGCCACGGGCTTCGTCGCTTCCACCGCGGTGAAGTCCAAGCTCCGCAAGAGCCGCGACAGCCAGGGCCGCAAGCTCGACGAGTCCCGCGTCGCGGGGAACCTCAACTCGATCGACGGTCTGCCGGTCGTCTACCCGATGCGCGGTCTGTTCTCCGCCACCACCGGCTCCCCGGCCCTGTTCGTCGGCGACTGGTCGCAGTTCGTGGTCGGTGTCCGCCAGGACATCACGATGAAGGTGCTGACCGAGGCCGTCATCCAGGACAACACGGGCGCGATCATCTACAACCTGGCCCAGCAGGACATGACCGCCGTCCGCCTCACGTTCCGGATGGGCTGGCAGGTCGCGAACACGATCAACAACGACCAGCCGACCGAGGCCAGCCGCTACCCGGTGGCCCGCCTCGACCAGCCGTAAGGAGGCTGAGCCATGGTCGCAGGACGCAGCAACGAAACGCGCACGGTCACGGTCACCACGACCAACGCCAGCGCCAACATCACCGCCGCGGCGAACACCTTCCAGGAGGAGGACGCCGGCCGCACCATCACCGGCACCGGCATCCCGGCCGGCGCCACGATCCAGACGGTCACCTCGGACACGGCCGCCACCCTGTCCGCGGCGGCCACCGCTTCCGGTAGCCCGTCGGTGACGCTGGGGCGGGCCCTGCCGCAGGCCTACGGGTTCAACGGCTGGTCGCCGGAGTCGGATGCCGAGTCGGAGACGTACACCGTGGCCGCCGTCAACGCGGGCACGGCCACACCGGACCGGCTGACCAACACCTACACGCGGGCCGATCAGAGGGCGAGGGGCTGACATGGCAGCCACGCGCAAGACCGCAGCGAAGAAGCCGGAGGAGCCGGCCAAGGCCGAGGAGACCAGCGAGCCGCAGGGCGAGGCGCGTTCGTTCGCGGACGAGGTACACGAGCGGGGCGGCTGGCACGTCGGCTACACGGGCGACCGGGTGGATGACGCCGACGATGACGCCTACACCGTGACCGGTGTCCTGAGGGCGGCCAAGGCCGACGACGGCGACGAGTGACGGGAGGCCGCCGTGGCTGTGCTTCCTTCGCTGGCGACGGTGGCCGACCTCGCCACCCTGCTCGGGCGGACGTTCACGCCCGAGCAGGAGCAGCAGGCGCAGGCTCTGCTGGATCAGGCGTCCAGCGTCGTCCGCGCCTACGTCCGGCAGGACATCACCAAGTCGACGACAACGGACACGTTCACGTTGCGGCGCCTTGACCCGCTGCGGGACGGCTACGCGGGCGCGGTGACCCTGCCGCAACGCCCGATCGAGTCCGTGACGACAGTCGAGATCGACGGCGTGGACACGGTGTATTGGTGGCTGAAGCAGAACGAACTGCTGTTGCGGCCCTGGAGGTGGAACTATCCGCCGGCCGCGCACCAGCCGCCGCAGGTGACCGTCACCTACACGCACGGCTGGGACCCGGTGCCCGGGGACATCCAGGCGATCGTGATGCAGGCCGTCAACCGGGTCCTCGTCAACCCCAGCCAGGTGCGGTCGGAGACGGTGGGCGGCGAGTCCGTCACCTACCTGATCCCCGCCACTGGTGAGGCGCTCGGGGTGCTGCTGTCGAAGACCGAGCAGAAGGTGCTGGATCGGTACCGGCGTACCGCGGGTTCGGTCAGGATCGGGAGCGTCGGATGCTCTACCAGCAATCCCTGGTGATCGTCCGGCCCGGCACGATCGCCGATGAGTACCACAACGCCAGGCCCGACTGGGGCGCCAGCGCCACGCGCACGCCCATATCTGGGGTGAACGTCCAGCCGTCCGGCGGCTCCACCGAGGAGACCGACGACCGGCAGGTCACAGTGACCGGCTGGCGCCTGTACACGCCGCGCGGCGTCGACCTGGACCTGCGGGAGACCGACCGGGTCGAGTTCGACGGGATGACGCTGCAGGTCGTCGGCAAGGTGGCCCGCTGGCCGGCCCCTGGCGGTGGCGTGCACCACGTTGAGGCGGATCTGCGGGAGGTGGCGTAGATGGCCCGTACCTCATTCCGTTACGTGCCGAACCCGGCAATGTACCGGGAGTTGGCCCGCTCGCCGGGCATGCGGGACGTGCTGAAGGGGGCCGCGGACCGGGGCGCGGAAGTGGCTCGCGCGATCGCCCCGAAGTACACGGGCCCGACCTACGATCCGGCGGTGCAGCGGCACGGCGAGTACGTGGCCAGCATCTACTCCGCCGCGTCGGAGCGTCCGAGCGGCTGGCGTGCCGAGTTCGGCGCCACGGCCGCGTGGGCGCTGCAGGTCGAGTTCGGATCGGGCCGTCCGGCCACGTCGCGGGACCGCCCGCAGACGGGTCATTCACCGAAAACGCGCACGCTCGGGCGTGCCCTGGACGCCCTGAGGAGCACCTGATGCCCCGAATCAAGCTCGCCCACTGGCATGACGGTCACCAGCCGGGCGAGGAGATCGACGTCTCCGCCGAGGAGCTCGCCGCTCTCGACCGGGACGGCCGGGTCGCCGCCGTAGTCGAGTCGCCGCAGCCGGAGGCCAGCCCCGAGCCGCAGCGTGCGGCCGAGGAGAAGGCGCCGGATAAGCCGAGTAGGCGACGGTGACGCTGCCCGTGGCGGCGATGCCGGATGTGGAGCAGGTGGTCGTCGACTACCTGCAGCCGCCCCGGCTCGCCGCGGGAACCATCGTCGGCACCGAATGGCCCTCGGACCTGCTGGACAAGCTGGCATCGGGGATCGTCTCGGTGTCGCTGGGCGGGGGCGGCACCCGCCTGAAGGCGGTGACCGCGGACCGCACCATCGACGTCGACGTCCTGGCTGCCACCAAGAAGCAGGCCCGCGACCTTGTCGCTGCAGTGTCCGCGCAGCTCATCGCCGCACAGGGCACCGTGCAGGGCGCCGCCCGCATCTACGACGTGGCCGAGGTCAGCGTCGTGTGGCTGCCGTATGAGCCGTCGGCCGAGACCGATCCGATTCCGCGGTACGTGCTCGTGATGAGCATGGTCGTCCGCCCCGCCTAACCCAACCCGCACCACATATCCATTCACCCGCCGGCGAGCGCTGCGCGGGTCCTCGCCATGCCTGGAGGCATTCGTGGCGCTCAACTCCGACAACGTGCGTGTCGGCCTCAACGGCAACATCTACATGGCCCCGAAGGGGTCTACGGCCCCGACGGATCTCACCACTGCGTGGGGTGCGGCGTGGCTCGACCTGGGCTACATGTCCGAGGACGGCGTCAGCATCGAGCTGAACACCGACGTGCAGGACATCAAGGCCTGGCAGTCCCTCAGCCCGGTCCGCCGCGTCCTGACCAGCCTCGACCTGACGTTGCAGTTCACCGCGATCGAGCTGAAGACGGCCACCATCACCGCTTTCTTCCCCGGCGCGACCATGACGGACGTGTCCGGGACGGTGCACCAGCTGTCCATTCCGGCGGCGCCGGGCCCGCAGGAGTACGCGTTCGGCATGGAGTGGGTCGACGGCACCATCACCAACCGGCTGATCATCCCCCGAGGTGAGATCACCGACCGGGGCTCCATCAGCGTCCACCGCTCCGACGCGGTGGCCCTGCAGATGACCGTGACCGCCTACGCCACGTCGGCGCCCGAGATCGCCACCTGGCTGTCCAGCGACCCGGCCTGGTCCGCGGCCTGATGAGAACTCCCGGCAGACGTGCCTAGCGGGT